TATCTTATCTTGCTGCTCTTTCTTTTTTGCTGCTGAGGCTATTGCCATCAACACGCTCTTCATATCAGATACAGATTGCTTACGTTCAATTCTCTTCTCACCAGTCCAATTCGGCATAAAATCCATCGGTACAACTTCTTTTGGAGTATGACCTTTTTTGGCATATAGTTTACTTACAATGTTTACAATCAATGCATCCAATACTGCTAAACGGTAATCCTCTCTCCAGGTCCCTATTGGATCAATCTTGTCATATGCTTCCCATTCTGCGAGTTGCTCTGATGTAATTTGATCCAATAGGATATCCGGATGAGCAAACCCTAACTCTCGACAGAGTCGGAAGGCGAACTGGCGACTTGGTCGCCACTTGAGTTTTTTACAATCTTCTCCTTATCCTCTTCAGAAATCTTATTAAGTTCCTGAGCCTGAGTTACGATCTTTTCCAATCTTGCGGCACTCATACTCTGACTTAGAGTAGAAGCATCTGCTGGAGTAAGAATAAGATTACCACTTTCATCGCATACCGTACAAACTGCAAGCTTTGCCCGGAAATCATCCAGAGCCTTCTCGAAACCCCCTTCAGCATTTTTATTTTCTCTGATAAGAGTCTGTTCAAACTTGTCCCGTTCACGTCCAGTCATCTGACGGACATAAACATAGTCCCCTTTTCCAAGGTCCACTTTTACTTTGTCAAGGACTTCCTTTGTAAGAAGAGCCTTTTTGTCTAACATTCCCATGATTAGAAATTTTTGATTGTTAATAATTTGTTAAAAATATTCCTTGATTAGGAATGGTTTATTTATACTCCAGTGCTTCCACCTGAGCTAAGATAAACCTTACCGGTTACCTGAATGGTAACATCTGCGGTAACTTTATCATCAGCCGGGATGGTGAGTGGGAGTTCAGAAACAAGACCTTCAAAGTCAAGTCCAGTGTTCTCAACGTCCGGGAGGACAATCTGATAGTTCTGGATCGTGTTACTTTCGAAGTCATTCAACATAGTCTCGTACGTAGCACGAGTAAAGTTCATTGCGAGTACAACAGTTCCTGCATTACGGAAGCCCGTGATGAATTCCCTGTACCCTCCGGTAGAGTCAAGTGAGGTAACATCAATAGTGTCCCTCGACATGCTTGGGCCAGTGATAGAATTGATTTCAGCGATCTCGACCCATGCAGAGCCACTCCACCGCTTAAATTTTGTCCCTACACCAGCAATTGCAGTACTTGCCATTTTTTACCTCCTTTTTACACAGCTCTTCGCTGTAGGTTAAAATTCATAACAAATAAAACATTCCCGTTATCATCCCATTCAAGGAGAGTGGGACCGCTTGAACAGTAAATAACGGTATATAAAGCTCCATTCAACGTGGTATGATTTACACCATGTAACAGAGTCTTTATTTCTTCACATACATCATAAGCATTCTGATAATCAACATCTCGTACTTGAATTTGAATAGCTGGATACTCATATCCTTGATTTGCCAAAGCCAATTGAGGAGCGAATCCATAACTATCAAATAAGGTCACCGTCCTTCTAGGTTGAGAAGGCATCTTACCTATAAAAAGATTACCCCCAAGCGCCAATCCTAATGAACTGTCCGCTATTAACAAATCCTTTATATCAACAGTTGGAGCATTCATGGTATCCGAGCATTGTCTTTTATGATGTTAAAGATAGTACGAATATTTCGATTTATTGCTTTCTGGAACCATTTCCAGTCAGCTCCTTCTCTTTTAAATTCCGCATTAGGGAATCGGTGGGCAATCTCGTGTACATATAAAGCGTATGGAGCACTATATCCCATAATCATTAAAGGCTGTCTAACTTTTATCACTTCCGCTTTGCTAGCAGAAATGACTGCTAAATGTCTGGCTCGCAATTCACTAGCCTTATACTGCATTTTTCTAAAAGGCCGATTTCTAAAGGACCCTGAAATTGCTAGAGGATCATTTACTTCTCCGACCTCAGTAGCGACTACAAACCAACTAGCTCTTAAATTTCCGATGTCTACCGGGGTTAAAGGATATACTGTTTCTGTTTCTCTCCGTATCTTTTCAGCTACCAAAACCAATCCACGAGTAGATATACGATGATTCACCGCCTCCAATTCCTTTTTCAGACGACGCATGACATCATCTAGTCCTTCAACTTTTACATCTACTATACGAGCGGAAGTTTTATATTTTGGTGCTCTAGGCATAATTAAGTTAAGAAAGGTGTTAAATAAGCTTTTCTCAAAAAGACTGTTGTAGAATTTAAAGCAGGAGTTTTCCCCCAACGCTTAACTTCAAAAACTCCTTGTATTAGAGTATGATCTATCTCTCCAGCACTATCCATTCCAGATTCCATAAGACTTAACAAAGTTCCTTTATATAGCAATCCTTTCTCTTGTAAATCTACATTAGTATAAACGACAGCTCTAGATAAAATAGCCTCTCCATTATCTTCTTCGATGTATTGAACCATCTCTTCCCACCGACAATCTATTTCAATTGGAGAATCATAATTATAGCTACCGAATCCATTATTTACCGGATTACCCCAGTAAACGGCCTTTTCAGGTAAATTTCTAGATATGAACTTTTGTATACTCATTAGTCTTCAAAATTAGGAATAGCAAACAATGTTACAGCTGTTTTTCCAGATTTAGCCATTCTTCCTGTAATGTCTAAAGTAAGAACCATCTGTCCATATGGAGTGGACTTTAACATCTCCCCCCACTTTCCAGTAAATGTTACTTCTGCATCTCCCAGTCTTTCCTTACTTGTGCTTCTGCTTAACGTAGAAGCAATCATATGAGCGGTGAACCATCTTTCTAATTCAGTGAGCAGTTCTTCTGTGATTACTGTATCCTCTGCGAAGATTTTATCTATAACCGCACTAGCAGCTGTTATCATTACTGTCACTTTGGATTCAGGAACCAAACAATCACTATCCATAATATCCATAACATCCGCATAAGTAACCCGTGCCATTATACCCTCCCTTCTTTTTTACGACTAGTCCATAATAAAGGATCAATAAAATTTAGTATCTCCGGAGTCCACTTAAGACCCAACCAATCCAAAGTTTCAAACAATTGTTGGTAATCTCCATGTACCATTCTTTCCGGCCAGATAACTTTTACATTAACTCCAGCTTCAATCATTTGAATAAACCTCTTTTCAAATTCATGTACCCACCATAACCATCCAGCTTCCTCCGTTTCCACTCCCACAAGTTTTCTATTTGACTCGTTTTTGAAAGCTTTCATATAAGCCGTTTTTGAACAGGACTCAATTATATCTCCCGTTCTCCTACGAACCACAACCCATTTCGCATTTGGAAAGGCATAATGCCAGATAGGCCACATCAAAGTTATACGAGAATCTTTATATAACCAAGGCCGATCAAACGAATACCCCTGTTCAAGTATAACATTCTCTACCTGAGCTTGCCATTCACACGGTATAAAAACGGCACTAGTATTCAAAAGAGGATATTGCCCGTCCCTATCTACCCTCGCCTTTTTCAAATAAGGTTTAACAATCTCTTCACGAATACGGTCATTTTCATACATTCCTCGTTTATTGGACATTACGCCTCCAAATGCTCCACATTTTACGAATGTACCTGCTATCATTCCTGAGCCACTCCGAGCAGCTCCTGTTACAAATATAGGTGAAAACTCTTTCATCTGTACATTGTTCTTACTTGTTCTCTCTCTTTATCTTTTGCTTCCTTTGAAACTACACGTACTTTCTGCTGTGGATGTCTGCGATAATAAGCTAAAGGAGCATTACAATACCCTATCTGCAATCCTGCGGATAGACAGCGTAGATTAAACTCAAATTCTTCTGCCGTCCACAGGTTTTCATTCATTTTCCCCACTTTTTCGAACACTTCCCTCCGGTACATCAGGGTGGCACTGTGAATAACATTCTTGCGCAGCAAATCCTGTTTAGTTGGAATCTGTATCGGGGGAACGTAACGATGTATCTTTGCCCCAGCGTTCATAAGAATTTCTAGAGCATTTCCATGAATAAAATCTACTCCCTGATCTTCAATAGCTCGTATAGAATCATCTATACAATTTTCAGTAAGCATATCATCTTCGTGTAACCACCGGATATACTTGCCAGTAGCCATATTCAAAACCTTATTAAAGTTCTCTGGCCAGTTACCTGATCCCTGACTTAATATTAACTGAACATCTTCAGGGACACTCTCCACTGCGTACTCTAACCACCCCCTATCTCTATTATATGGAATGATTACTGTCACAGGTCTAACTGTTTCTGGTTTCTCAAAAGGAGGCTGATTTATGTAATCTGCTACCCACGAAATAGACATAGAATTATTACCTGCTTCGAAAATGCGGGGTTTGCCATGAAAACACACTAATACGGCATCTTTCGGAACTTCTTTAAGGATTCCCCCCGGACGAGGTTTAAAATCGTAAATGCTAGAGGTTTTACTTTGCCAGTAAGCATCCGGTTTACCAATCACCTGTCGAATATACTTATCCATCCTATTTCCGACAGGACCCTTAAAATTCTTCCATATAGCATCTACCTTTTCAGATTCCTTTGGAACCCATACTAAACCTGTTGCCAATTCTCCTCTCTGCCAGAAATCTTCAAGCGTGATAAACTGATCCGGGTCTACTACCAAATCAAATATTTTTTCAATGGATTGGATTACCGCTGTATCTAGGTCTACGTATAAAAATGGACGGAATGGTTTCATTTCCGGGCCATATAAAGCTATCCTAGACCATGTCCCAAGGAATTTGTTTTGTAAAGGCATCAATTCAAAATTCCCCAAATCGTAATGACGAGAGGCTTTATCCCACAAACATATAATCCTTGGTGGAATAAAAGACTTCCATTTGCCATTTATATGTTGAGCTATTAACTCAACATCCCGCATAGCAAAATCTCCACCACTACGCAAAACTAATACTATGGTTCTTCTCTCGTTCATTACTCAAATATTTTTGCTACTTCAGGGTCAATTTCATCCAAATTGGAAAGTACGGATGTTGCCGGGTTCATTGGTTTAAAATGCAACACGTGTTTAAACATTGAAAAGTCATATCTATAAACATTCACACGACCTTGAAAAGTACATTCAGAATCATGAACAATTATATAGTCCACCATATCCTTCATTCGTTCAATAACAGGCTGACGAATCTCTGCCGGGGCAGCATCTATGAAAGCTATTCGAAACTTCTTTTCAAACATAAAGTGGGTTCCGTCATAAATAGGACCCTGTGCAGATAAATTAAGATAATGCCAAGGAGAAGCATATTTAATAAACTTATCATACCATTCTGGATCAGTATCCACACTAAACAAATTCCTTCCTTGTATTCCGCAAAGCAAGTGCATTAAAGGGGTACTATTCCACCCCATCCCAAATTCCAAAACATCTCCATCTGTAATAGTATTGAGAACATGAATCAATATAGGTTGATGGGTACTAAAGGCATCCATGCGTTTCGCATCACGCAAGTACGCCAAATAAGAATGCTTGTGTTCTGGTTTTACCAATTCCATGTAACGATCATTAATCATAGTGTGGCTCCTTCTATAACTTGTTTCCAATAACTAAAAGTAAGTTTATTCATATTCCATTCCGTTGTTCTTATCCGAACAAGTTCACGTACCAAGAACTCTTCCGTTATTTCTTCCCAGTCTGTCACGAAACAAATTGGTAAATCAGTATAAAAACGATTATTGAGATTCCTTTTCTCAATAGGGATACAACCCATGTAAAGAGCTTCCCAAGTGCGAACAGTATCCATACCATGCCCCTGCGGACAGACTATGAACGGGTGTTGACAAAGAGCTAAAAGGTAATCAGGGAAGCCGGACCCGTTCGCACCATGAGCAGCAGTTACCCAAGACTTTCCTTCAAGGACT